GAGGTATATTTATTATGAAGATAAATTTTATGATGTAACTCCTTTGGCAACAGCTCTAACAAGTGCTACTTTTACATCTACAAATGGATCTAATACAGTTACTGTCAACAAAACTAGTCATGCTTTAGACGTTGGTGAATATGTAACCTTTACATCGGTAACTCTACCTGGAGGTGGTGCTACAGGTTTTACTGTAGCAAATTTTCAAGATTTTACTTATGAAGTTTTAACAGTACCTAACGCAAACAGTTTTACAATTCAAATGAAAACAAATGAGTCTGGCACAGGTATGACTGCAGCAGGATCTGCAAGTATTAATCCTTATGAAGAGATAGGTCCAACAATTCAAACATATGGTTATGGTTGGGGTACTGGTACATGGAGTAGAGGAACTTGGGGCTCTGCTACAACTAGTTCTACTGTTGTACTTGATCCTGGTAGCTGGTCATTAGATAATTTTGGAGAACAACTAATAGCAACTATTAAAGATGGTAAAACATTTGTGTGGAATCCTGGTGTTTCAAATCCTTTAGAGCAAAGAGCAGTAATTATGTCAGGTGCTCCAACAGCAACAAGATTAACAATTACTTCAGATAGAGATAGACATGTTGTTCATTTTGGAACTGAAACAACTATAGGAGATTCTACTTCACAAGATCCTATGTTTATTAGATTTAGTGATCAAGAAAATTATAGTGTTTATCAACCAACTTCAGTTAATACTGCGGGAACATTTAGACTTGATACAGGTAATAAAATTGTAGCTGCAGTATCTGGTAAAGATTATAATTTAATTTTAACGGATCAAGCAGCATACACAATGCAGTTTGTTGGTCCACCATTTACTTTTTCAATCAGACAAGTAGGATCCAACTGTGGATGTATTGGACAACATGCAACTGTATATGCAGATGGTAAAGTGTTTTGGATGGGAGCAGGTGGAGGCTTCTTTGTATTTGATGGTACTGTTAAATTACTTCCATCACTTGTAGAAGATTTTGTATTCACGACTACCGGATCAAATGTAGGAGTAAATTATTCATCTAACGAAATTATATATGGTTCACATAATTCTTTATTTAATGAGATTGTATGGTTTTATCCAGCAGGCACTCCTGCAGGTAATCCAGCAGTACAAAATAACAGAACTGTAGTTTATAACTATGTAGAAAATAGTTGGTCTACTATGACTCTTGCAAGAAGTTCTTACGCAGATGCAAGTACTTACGATGTACCTTATGCAACAGAATACAGTTCTACAGCTACACCATCTATTTCAAATTTAAGTGGTGCTACAAATACTTTTGGTGCAACCACTTACTATGCACATGAAGTAGGTAATAATGAAATATCTTTAAATGGTACTGAATCAGCTATACCTGCTTATATTCAATCTGGAGATTTTGATTTACCTACAGATGGTGATGGAGAGTATTTATTAAGGGTAAGTAGATTTTTACCAGATTTTAAAAATCTTCAAGGTAATGCAGTCGTTACAATTTTCTTAAAAAATTTTCCTATTGATGCTGGAGCATCCTCACAACTTGGTCCTTTTACAATTAATGCTAACACACAAAAGATAGATACTAGAGCTAGAGGTAGACTTGCTAATATAAAAATACAAAATACTGCAGTAGATGAGACATGGAGATTTGGAACATTTAGAGCAGATGTTAACCCTGATGGAAGAAGATAATGGATCCAATAGAAGCAGCAATACAAGCACAAATAGCTAACGCACAAAGTCAACAAGGCTTTTCAAATTATACACCGTCTTTTGAACAAAACTTACAACCACAAGGTATTGCACCTTTAGTCGATTCATCTATGCAAAATAATTTTGTTACTGGTCCTGTTCAGATAGATCCAAAACAAATAGCGGGGAATATTCTTAAAAACCAAGGTATAAAGTTTGCTGCTAAAAAATTTGGGTTAGGCAAAATAGGCCAAAACGTTTTGGGTTCTATGATTGGTTACTCAACACCTTTTGCACCATTGGCAGCTGTAAGTGCTTTGAAAGGTCCTTCATTGGGAATAGCAAATGTTTTGAGAAACAAAAGAATAGAAAAGGCAATTATGAGAGATGCTAATAGAGACTCTCAAGGAAATATAAATATTCTAAATGCAAAAATTGCAAACATGCAGCCCTCAGCTAGAGATGTAGCTATGGGCGGAGGAGATAGAGGTGGAGGCTCATCATCGTCTTCTTCAACGTCAGGTTCTAGATCTTCTGGAGGATACGGTGGAGGACAAGAACGAGGAAGAGGAGATGATTTTTAATGGCTAAGATAAATGTATATGTACCGGAACCACCACAAGAATATAGTGTAGAAGGATTTAGACAAATAAACCAAGGTCTTGCAACTATTGAAAATCAATTAAATACTTCATATCAACAAGACTTGAAAAACGAACAAGATTCGTTTAATTACTTTATGCAATGACAATAAGATATAAAAGCGAAACATTTGATTTGACAACCACTAACGTTACACCAGTTTTAACGTGTCCTAGTGGTGCAACTATTATTGTAAAAAGCATACAAGCTGTGCATGACACTGCTAGTAATGTTGATACTCATGCATTAGTAACTAAATCAGGTGGATCAGTTGTAAAAGTATCTTATGAAGAATTAAATAAAGCGACTGTAAATATGGTTAAGGGTTCTCTTAATTTAGAAGCTAGCGATATTTTATCAATGCAAGCAGGTGCAGCTAATGAGATTACAGGTATTGTTAGTTATGCTTTGATAGATCGTTCACAAGAAAATGGCTAAACGAACATTTAAATTTTTTACTCCAAGACCAAAACCAAAAAAACGAATTAGACAGCATAAAAAATCACTTTCAAAATCAGAAAAAAGAAGTTATAAGAAGTACAACAGACAAGGACGAAGAGCAAAATGAATGATATACCTAGAATACCTGCAGAGGCAAAAGAAATAATTAAACATAAGAGAAGTGGTAAAGTTTATGAATCTAGAGCTGCTTTTGATGCTGATGTATCTGATCCCAACACTGATACTACTATCGATGATTTTAGACAAGATATTGAAATAAAAGTTACAAGAGCTGGTGCATTGGGTGCATTTACAAAAAAATAATGAAACCTAGAGGTGCTACTGAAATACAGCATGAGTTGTTAGAAAAATATGTTTCTAAAGATTTATTAGATAAATTTCAAATATGCACATCTATTCCTGGTAAGGTGCCTTTAGATCCAAATAAAATTAATATTCTTTGGCAAAAGAATTCTTGGGATCAACCAAATTTACAAAATTTTTTTCGTAATAAAGATAAACATCATGAGTATGATTGGTACGTATTCAATTCACATTGGAACTTTGAAAAGTTTAGATATTTTTTTAGAATACCAGAAGATAAATCTATTGTAATTAAAAATGGGGCGAGTCATTTTCCGAAAAGAAAAATATACAAAAAAGGAGACCCAATAAAAATTATACATCATTGCACACCTTGGAGAGGACTAAATGTTTTATTGTTAGCGATGCAGCTAATTAAAAATACTAATATTACTTTAGATGTTTATAGCTCTAATGAAATATATGGATCTGAGTTTGCAGCTAAAGCTAATTCAAGCACAGAGAATTTATTTAATCAAGCTAAAAAGTTACCAAATGTAAATTATATAGGATACAAATCACATGAATATATTTTAGATCACATGTCGGATTACAATATATTTGCTTACCCATCTATATTTGAAGAAACTTTTTGTGCCTCAGCTTTGGAAGCTTTATCAGCAGGCTTACATGTTATTACTACTAACTTTGGAGCTTTGCCAGAAACTTGTGCTGAGTGGCCAGTTTATGTTAGCTATAGTAAAGATCTACAACTTTTAGGTCATGCTTTTGCTAGTGCCATAGATTCTTGTGCAGATTATCTTCATACAGAAACAATACAAAATCATTTAGATGAACAACAAAAATACTTTAAAAAATTTTATAGTTGGGATAAAAAGGGTAAAGAATGGGAGAATTTTTTACAAGGAGCTATTAGTGTCAAACAATAAATATATTAACGAAGATACCTATCAAACTTTACAAGAGGTAAGCATAGAAACTCAATCAGATTATGAAAAGGCAGTAGAGCCTTTATGGAAAGAGCAACCAGAAGATTATAAAAATTATGAAATTTTTGTAGCAACTCCTGTGCATAGTGAAGTATCTATACATTACACTCAAGCTTTAATTGAGTTTCAACAAGAATGTTTTCAAAAAAAATTAAAAGTATCTTTTCATCTAATTAAATCATCTTTAGTAACACAAGGTAGAAATTTATCAGTCGCAGGTTTTTTAGGATCAAAAGCAACTCATTTATTATTTATTGATTCAGATATTTATTTTCAAGGTAAGTCAATATTTTCTATGCTTAAGGCTGATAAGGATATTATATCTGTGCCATACCCATTAAAAACTTTAATGTGGGATAAGGCATTTCAAAAAATGCAAGAAGGTAAAATTAAATCACCAGATGACATTAGAAGATCTTTACATACTTATCCTATGAAAGTCCCAGATCCAAATAATATAAAAGTGAATAAAGGTGTAATGGAAGTAACAGATTCACCTACCGGATGTATGCTTATTAAAAGAAATGTCATTAAGAAGATGATAGAAAAATATCCAGATAAAGAAATAGTACAAAAGACTGTGATAAATGGTAAATATGTAAACAAGCCTAATATGTGGAACTTTTTTGATACGTTGCACGATCCAAAAGAAAAGACTTATAATGGTGAGGATTTTGCTTTCTGCAAACTTTGGAGAGATCTAGGTGGTAAATGTTATGCTTACATAAATGATTCCATAGTCCATGTAGGAGAGCACCAATATCAAGGCACGTTTCATGATGCCC